TACTCTTCGAAGAACATCGTCTTCTAATTGTAGAATATTATCATAGAACGAACCATCTGCAAATCCAACACGTCCACCTTTTGCGTTTGGTTCTTTGTCTGTAACATCAAAATCAGCAAGTTCAATCTGTTGTTTAAAATCTTTATCAATATATTCTTTTACTATTTTTTGTTGTTCTTCTGCAGGAAGTGCAAGTATTTTTTTCATCTCTTCATCACTTACATTAAAATCTTTTTGGAATCTGTCTACGTTTAATCTAAATTTTGTAACAGTGTCTTGTGTACCACCTATAATCGGTTCATTAGGATCAAGAATATTTCCTTCCATATCTAAAACATTACTTGGTTTTTTACCATCTTCAATAATACTTTTTTCTAATTTATTCTTCTCAGCTGTTATTTTTCTGTACACCTGAAGGTTGTAATAAATATTATCTTTCTGTGTCTGTGTTAATCTAATATCAGGGTTTGTTTTTAAAAATTCTATAGTCTTGTTAAACTCATTTGAAAGATCTTTTTCATAATCAGTTAGAAGTTTAAATCTCTTGTCTTTACCAACGCTTGCAATAGAGAATGGTTTAAATTGACTAGCATCTGTTAATCTAGAGTTTACGATCATAAAACTGCCTTGTTGTTCTTTAGTTAATGTTTTACCTAAAAACTCTACACCCTCTGCTGTATCTGCAATACCACCTTTAGGTCTAGGTTTTTGAGACATTAATTGTTGCAATAATTTTATTATATCATCCATTAATAATACACTCTCTTAGGTTTTGCTGTAGTTTCATCAACATAGTCCTC